ATCACAAGTAGCACTAGGTTTAGGGACAATTACAGTTACTGCAGATGCTAATGTAACAGCAGTTAAGAACGCATTGACGTTAGCAACAGGAAATGTTACAGTAACAGGAGCGGCAAATATAAGTCCTACAGGTAATGCTTTATCATTAGATACAGTAGAACCAGGAGTTATTACGTGGAACGATATAATACCAGGAGCAACAATGGTTTGGACACCAATCAAACCGTACTAAAATTATGGCATCAACTTATTCATCAGATTTATCATTAGAACTCGTAGCAACCGGAGAAAAAGCTGGTCTATGGGGCACAATTACAAACACTAATTTACAATTATTACAACAAGCAGTTTCAGGTTATGTAGAAGTAACTTTAAGTTCTGGTACTACTACATTAAGTTTAGCTGATGGAGATGCAACAGCAAATGGTAAAAACCTTTATATTAAAGTTGTGGGCACTTTATCAGGTAATGCTAGTCTAGCGATGCCTGCATCTACAACAGGTGGTAATGCAAACAGAGTATTTTTTGTAGAAGATGGAACTACTAGAGGTGGAGCTGGTGATAGTTATACAGTAACTTTACTTACAACAGGTCAAGCTGGAGCTACTCAAGTTCCTCTCCCTGAAGGTGCAACAGCTTTAGTTTATTCTAGAGGTAGTGTGCCAGCAACAACATTAGGTATGTTACAAAAAGGAATGACTTCTGTAACTGCAGCAAGTAAAACTACATACACAGCAGTAGCTGGTGATCAAATTGTAGTAGATACAGTTGCTAACCCAGTTACAATTACATTACCAAGTTCACCTGCAGTAGGTGATGAAGTAACAATTATGGATGGTTCAGCATCAAATGGTTTTGCAACAAACAATTGTATTATAGATAGAGGTGGTTCTAATATAGAAGGTGCCGCTGCTAATGATACACTTGCTACAAATAATCAATGTGTAACACTTATTTATGCTAATGCCACAAAAGGTTGGCTATATAAATCAACCAATCAATAGGAGTAATTAATGCTTACTCAAATTAAGTTTGCTCCAGGAATTGACAAACAAGACACAAGTGTTGGCGCAGAAGGTAGATGGGTTGACTCTGATAATGTTAGATTTAGATATGGCCTACCGGAAAAAGTAGGTGGTTGGCAATCATTACTTAACGATTCAATTGTAGGTGTAGCTAGAAAACAACACGCTTTTGTAGATACCAAAGGTAATAGGTATGTAGCTCTTGGTACAGATAAATTTTTACTTTTATATTTTGAAGGACAACTTTTTGATATTACACCTTTTAGATGTAGTAATGCTGGAGTTGTAGATACTTTAACTAGTTCAACATTAGCTACAAACAGTACGTCAGCTAAAACTTGTACAATTACAACCACAAGTGATCACGATCTATCTGTTGGAGATATTATAGAATTATCTTCTGTTACTTTACCTAGTGGTACAGGATTAAACGCAAGTGATTTTGAAGATAAATTATTTCAAGTATTAACAGTTCCTACTCCTACAACTTTTACAATAGATTCTTTAAATCAAGCAAGTGCCGTAGTATCAACAGGTGGTACAATGACGGTTAAGGTTTATGAAACAGTGGGCCCAGCAGCACAAACATATGGGTATGGTTTTGGTGTTGGAAACTATGGTGGTACAATTACAGGTGCTTTACAAAACGATTTAGATGGAGCGTTGGCCGCGGATACAGCGGGTAATAATGGTTCTGCTACACAAATTAGATTAACATCTACAACAGGTTTTCCAACAACAGGTACAATAGCTGTTGGTAATGAATTAATAACTTATACAAATATAGCTGGTAATGAACTAACAGGTATAACTAGAGGTGCATTAGGAACAGCAACATTTGGTACATCAAATGGACAAGCTCACAGCGATGGCGCTGTTGTTACTAACGCAACAGATTTTACAGGTTGGGGAAATGCAGTAGAAGCATCTACTGTTGCACTAGAACCAGGACTTTGGTCATTAAGTAATTTTGGTGAGGTATTAGTTGCAACAATTGCAAATGGTAAAACTTTTACTTGGAATTCAGGAATTACAGCTAGACTTACAACTAGAGCTTCTATGTTAACATCTGGATTTGAAACAAGAATAGATGCAGCAACAGACAGCGGTAATCCTACAGCTACTAGAGTTACACTTATTTCACCAACAACACGTCACTTAATTCATTTAGGAACTGAAACAACTATTGGAAGTCCAACTACACAAGACGATATGTTTATAAGATTTTCTGAAGATGAAAGTATAAATAAATATACACCACAAGCAACTAACACAGCAGGTACACAAAGACTACAAGATGGTACAAAAATTATGGGAGGTCTAGTTGCAAAAGAAAATATTCTAATATGGACCGATAATGCATTATATACAATGAAATTTGTTGGAGCTCCATTTACATTTGGCTTTGAGCAAGTCGGTACAAACTGTGGATTGATTGGTAAAAATGCAGCCATTGAAATTGATGGTGTTGCTTACTGGATGGGTAACAATGGTTTCTTCTCGTTTGATGGTACAGTAAATACACTACCTTGTTCTGTTGAAGATTTTGTTTATGACAATGCAGATACTACAAAAGGTCAACAAGTAAATGCAGGTATCAATAACTTATTTACAGAAGTAGTATGGTGGTATCCAACATCCGGATCTGATTTTAATAATAGATATGTAGTTTATAACTACGGTCAAAATAATGCGCGATTACCTATGGGTAATTGGTATACAGGTACAAATACAAATTCAATTAGAACCACTTGGATTGATTCATTAGTATATCCTAAACCATATGCTACAGCTTATAATAGTTCTAACACTGGTACATTCCCACAAGTAATTGGTGAGACAGGTTTAGGTCAAACAGTTTTATTTGAACACGAGACGGGGACCGATCAAGTGAATCCAGATGGTAGTGTAACTGCATTAACATCTTTTATACAATCATTTAGTTTTTCATTACAGAAAGATCAAAGTGAAATATTTTTAGCGATGAGAAGATTCTTACCTAACTTTAAAGTGTTAACTGGTAATAATCAAATTACCTTATCAGTAAAAGATTTTCCTGCCGATGATGATCAGGAAACCGCATTGAGTCCTTTTACAATAGATTCAAACACAACTAAAGTTGACACTAGAGCTAGAGGAAGATATGCAAATATAAAAATAGAAAATACAGGTGTAGCTGAATCGTGGAGATTTGGTACGTTTCAGGTAGACCTACAACCAGACGGAAGGAGAGGTTAATGACTAAAGTTGTAGTAAGATTACCAGAACCTAAAAAAGAATATAGTGAAGATAACCAAAGACAAATTAACAGAGCGTTAACTACAATTATAGAACAGTTAAACTCTACGTACTTAACACAACTTAAAGAGGACTCGGAAAGATATACGTGGTTCGGATTAGGATAAATGGCAAATATATATAAAAACGATAAAGTAAGTTTAACTAATACTGACAATACAACTTTGTATACAGTACCATCAAACTCAAGAGCGATTGTAAAATCTTTATTAGTTGTAGAAGATAATGGTGGTGCAGCAGTTGTTAAAGCAACATTAACTAATGCAGCAGGTACAGCATTTGTAATAGACAATGATATTAATTTAAGTGCTAATCAAAAAGAACAAGTTTTAAGTGAACCTTTAATTATGCAAGAAAGTGAAATATTAAAGGTACAAGCAAGTAGTGGTAATGTAGATGTTATTGCATCTATACTAGAAATTAACAGGGAGGACAGATAATGCCGTTTATAGAAACAGAAGCTTCTGTTAGGTATGAAACAATTAATGGTAAAAAAGTACCAGTAATTACACCTAAAACAGAAGTAACATTAACTAACACAGAAACGGGTCAAGAGTATATGTCAGATGCCGAAGCTATGCAGGATGTACAAAATCCTAATACAGCTACTAAATCTGAACACATACGAAGAGACGTAAATGTGACTGTAGAAGAGATAAAGATAGGCGCTGACTTTAATATCAGCGATTGACGAATGGTTAAAAAGCCTGTAAATTGTGATACACTCGCCTATTTACAAGCTTTGCGAACTTGCCGTCAACAAGCATTATAAAGAGAAACTATGGGATTTTTAAAAAAGATAACTAGACCTATTTCACGTGTATTAGATAAAGTAATACCGAATGAAATCAAACCAGCATTACCGTTTTTAGCTGCAGCCGCACCGTTTATGGCTCCAGGTATTATGGGTATTGGTGGTAATACGATGTTATCTAGAGCATTAATATCTGGTGGTTTAAACCTTGGATCTCAATTAGCTCAAGAAGGAAGTGAAGGAGACTTTAGTGCATTATCATTAGCACTGGCTTCTGGTATTGGTGCATTGTCTGCACCAGGAACTCAAGGAGTTACAGGAGTTGATAAATTTGGTTCAGTAGAAGTTCCTTATACAACTTCAGGAACTCAAAGTGCAGGTGATATTTTAAGAACTAAAGCCGCTGGTATGGATTCAGGAATTACAAAAAGTGGTTTAGAATTTTTAGGTAAAGGTTCTGATAAATTAATTGGTTTATCTGAAGGTTTAGCAGCAGATGGTATATTTAGTAAGGCAGGAGCTAAAGCATTATCTATTCCGTTTACACAAGGAACTATGGATTTAGGTGTTGCAGAAACTAGAAGATTTAACAAACAACAAATTATAGATGATGCATTAGGAGCACTAGACGAAGGCGCAGACGACGCAGCACGAGCAAGTGCAATTAGATTAGCGATGCAACAATATGGATTTACTGAAGACGAAATTACAGAAACAATTGCATCAGCAGGATACAAAGCTGGTGGTAGAGTAGGATTAGAATTAGGTGGTGGAATAGGTGCATTAGGAAGAATGCAAGACCGTAAAGGTGAATCAGAAGATTTAGATTTAATGACAATTAAAGCTACTTTAAATCAAGTTCATACAAATAATGATGACGGTGAAGGCGGCGGTATGGCTGCAGTTATAGAGTTTATGGAAAAAAATCCAGAATATAAAGTTGAAGTAATGGAAAATATAATAGGTGATAGAGGAGATAAAATAATGGTAGCTCCAATAGAAAAGTCACCAGTAAATATTTTAGATCAAGATGGTATTAAAACTATTATGGTAGGAGATGGTATCGAATTAATAATGCCAGAAAATAAAGCTAAAGGTGGTAGAGTAGGAGCCGAAGAAGGTGGACTGATGAATCTTGGTGGTAAAGAAATGGATATGAGAGGGGGAGGTTTTATACCTATTGGTAAAAAAGAAAGAGCAGATGATGTACCAGCTAGACTTTCTAAAAATGAATTTGTAATGACTGCAGATGCTGTAAGAGCAGCTGGTGGTGGAAGCGTTAATAAAGGAGCAAAACGAATGTACGACTTAATGAATAACCTAGAGGCAAGAGTATAATGGCTGAAACAACTACGATAACAAGACCGGCGCCGATTATAGAAGGTTCGCTTAC